ATGCAGTTGCTCAACGGCTTGTATCCAGATGACGGCCCTGAGAAGACCGCAAAGCGGTTGTCCGAGCTGCCGGTGCTGGGGCCGCTGTTTCAGCCCAAGGATGGCCGCCAAGCGCTAGACGTGGTGTACGACCGTCTCAAGAAGGCAGAGGAGAAGAAAGCCACGTTCGACAGCCTGGTGGCCAAAGGCGAGCGCGCCAAGGCCCTTGCTTATCTCCAGGACAACGTGAACGAGATGGCCTACGCCGGCGCGGCGGGGAACGCCCGGCAGCAGCTGGGGGCGCTGAGCAAGGCCATCAAGGCTGTTCAGGCGTCTGATCGTCCGGCTCAAGAGAAGCGGGCGATGGTCGACGAGTTGAAGGCCGTCCAGATCGAGCTCGCTCGCGCCGTTTCGGCGTCCCTGGAAAAACGCTGACCCCCAGCATACCCCCCACGATGGAGGGTATGCAGTGCAGGTTCCGCCAGCGCCCGTCACTGTAGACGGACGCTATCTTGGCGCGTTCGATCGTGTCATCGACGTCCAGGCACGGGATGAAAAACCCCTGGCCCTTTTGCAGTCGGTGCCAGGGGAGGTCATCAAATATCGCTTTCGGTAGAAGGGAGCGCCGTCTCATGTGAAGCTCGACAAATGCGCAAGGATGCGCAACGCATCTGAGGCCCTCTGGTACCTGACAGCAGGTTCTTCTGCACCTGCTCAACCCGCGCCACCTTGCGCAACTCCACGATGAAGTCGTCGTAGCCGAAGCTCAGCGACGCGCAGTGGCGCTTCATCATCCGCTCCTCGATGAACAGATCGATGTACCCTGGCAAGAGCTCTTTCTCCACGCGCCCGAGCACTTTCGTGCGCGTGATGCTCTTGTCCACTTCGTCGCCGTTGCCGAACTTCGCCTTGAGCAGCCCCCCGGGCGTGAGGTCTTTCTCGACCACCACCAGGTTCCCGTAGAACTCGCGGATGTAGCTGTTGAGCACATCTTCGGCCGTTCGCTTCGTGCCCAGCAAGGACTTGCGCCCTCGCTCCACATCCGCGCGCAGTGCCTCGGTAATGGCCTTGACGTCGAAGTCGTACACCCCCGCATACTTGCTGCCACACAGGATGGCGCCTGTGACGACAGCTGCGGTGCCTGCGATCCAGAAGCGCTCGTCGTTCGTCGCGTTGAACGCCTGGTAGAGGCGGTCCTGCACCTTGCGGTACATCTGTTCCGCCAGGCCACGGTTTTTCACAAGCCACTTGGCGTACACCTCGCCTGCGATGCCGTAGTGCACGTCGATCGTGCGCACAGTGGACAGCTCCGACGCGGTCCAGGCCAGCTGCACCCCCGGATTCCACTCCAGGAAGCGCCGAATCTCCCCCTCGGCGGAGTGCTCGGACATGCCTGTCATGATGTCCAGCATGAACGTGTTGCTGGTAAAAAAGGCCAGCCCGTACCACGTGCTGTTGTTCACGCGCTCCTTGTTGGCGCCGGACTCCATGCGCTCCTTGCCCTTGCCCTCTGAGAAGGTGAACGTGAAGGCCGGGAACCAGTTGGCGTTGACCCGCGCCAGGTCCGTGAGTTCGTCCACGTTGAACGGCAGGCCGTTGAGGTTCCCCGCGCGCTGTTGCATGGCCACGACAGAGGTGTCCTTGCCTGTGCGGTACTGCAGGGGCGGACCCCATATCGAGGAGCACAAATTCAGCGCCAATGACTTGCCTGTGCCGGACGCCTTGTGCCCCGCGTGGAACGTCAGCCCGTGGATACCACTGAACTTCATCAGAGGGGAGCCGAAGCCGATGCATGCGTGCGCCAGTATCTCGTGCATCCCCCGCTGGTCGAGAAGCGAAATGATGCGCCGCCACCCCTCCAGCGTGCCCGCCACCCGGGTGGCCTTGGTGATGTTCTCCAGCCCCGGCATAGGCACCTGGCGCTCCGTACCGTCCGGGTAGTACACGCGCCCATTGTGCACAAAGCTCCAGTCGTCCTGCCACCCGTACTGCTGCGGCACGGCTGTCGGCACCCGCTTGGCACTGGCCTCCTCCACACATGCGCGCACGTAGTCATACAGGTGCATGTCGTTGCCTTTGCCGTAGCACGCGATGATGTTGTTCTCGGCCAGGAATTTGGCGGTGTCGTCCTTGCTCACAGCCGCTCGCATAGGGTACGACAGTGTCTGGTAGCCACCGTTGCGGCTCACCACCATCTGCGCCGAGTGCACACCAGCAGCGTTGAGCACATCGATCACGAAAAGCTCGTAGGACAGCACCTGCTTTTGCACCTTGATCTTGTTGCCTTCCGCGTCTTCCTCAACGACTTCGCGGTAGATGCCTCCCGCCTTGGCTCCGTACCCGAAGCCCTTCGGGGGTACAGGACGCGTATAGCGCTGCACAGCCACTTCCTCGTCATGTGGGTCCAGGCGCACCTCGATTTCCTTCTCCTCGGTGTCCATCTCCACGCTGGCCCCCAGGCGCAGCGGGTTGGTGATCTTCCCCCAGTGCGGGCACTTTGTGCACACCCCCGGGTTCTCCGAGTCGAACTTGACACACGGGTACGGGCCCTTGATCTCAGCCAACTTGGTGTGCATGCGCTGCTCGTCGTACGGATGCATGGCGCTCAGCCGTTTCGCAGCCTTGAGGCCGTCGGTGCACACCTTGGCGATCGACAGCAAGCCCCGCCACAGAGGCTCCATGCCCTCCTCCTGCGCGTGCTGCAGGTAGTGCCCCAACTGACGACACCCGCCGCCGTCAACCGTGCGCTGCAGGATGTCCTTGAACACCACCGTCTGGTTAGCCAGGAGCTTTACACCAGCGTCGGAAAGGTCACGCTTAAGGGGCACCCCAGGAATGGCGTTCGAGGACAACGAAAGCTTGGGCGTGTATGCAGCGGTCTCGCGCTTGATGTCCTCGAACTGGAACGTGTCCCCGCGAAGGCGCAAGTTGACTGGCCTGGGGCTGTCGTACTTCCAGTTGTGCGTGCCGGGCATGCGCAGTACGCGAGCAGCGTCGGCGGTGACTGTCATGTCGATGTGGAAGTTGTGCTCAACGCACATGCGCTTGAAGCCTTCGGCGACCGGCTTCCACTCCGTCACAGACACGTCTTCTGTCAGAGGCCAGTAAGCATGCACGCCGCCGCCGGAATCCACCACCCACGGCTGGCCCAGCTTGGACATCCCGGAGGACTCCAAGAACGCTGCCAGGGCCTGCGCCCCTGCGCGTTTGTCTGGGTACGCATGCCCAGGCCCACAATCCACGTCCACAAAAAACGCCCTCATCAGACGGGCGTTGACGGCCTCGCGCGAGCCTTTGCTTTCGAAGGAGGCCAGGGCGAAGTAGGTGTTCTGCTCCGCGCGATCTAGCAGCAGAGCAATGTTCTGCACTTCGTCGAGCGTGTCGACGAAGTAGTGTTGTCGGGCGCGTGTCGTCAGCTCGCAAGCACAGTACACGCCCGTGGACGGCAGTACCGCCGAGAGGAAATCCATGGTCTCCACAGACCCCCCTCAGCGGTTGTCGTCGAGTCGAGCCTCCAGGCGCTTGATCAGTTCGTCGATCCAGGCAGCCGTCAGGTTCTGTGCTCCTTGCAGGTAGGCGTAGCGGACGAGCTCCGCGTCCGTCAGACGGTGAGGCTGAACTTCTTGCATGCGGTGCTCCAGGCCCGGTCGGCGTTCTTGGCGGTTTCAAGGATGCGCAGCAGCTGCTCAACGCGCTGTGCGTAGGCGGCAGACACGTTGCGCCCCTTGTACCACTGGTAGACAGTTTGTCGTGTCGCGCCCGTGCAGGCAGCGATACGGATGACGGAGAACTCCAGGCGCGTGGCCGCCTGCAGCAAGCGCTCGTCGAGCGTCTTTGCCTTGGCGTCCTTCGCACGCTGTTGGGTGGTAGGGTGGTAGGCCATGGGTGTAAAAAGGGGCCGAAGCCCCCTTGTGTTTGTCAGTCGTCAGTGTCCCAGTTGTTGAGCACCGATGTCAAGGACGCCTTGGTTGCAGCAGGGGCAACAGGGGCGGACGCCTTGCGCACCTCGGGGTCCTCGGGCTCCGGCTCGGCCGCGGGCGCCGTGGTTTTCTTGCCACGAGGCTTCGGAGGCGGCGCCGGCGGTTCGTCCGGTTCAGCAGCCGGAGGGGGCGGAGGCGCCGGGGCGTCGTCGTTGGCCACACTGCCGCGGGCCACGAGCGCCTTGCCGGGCACGTCCACGCCATCCACCTGTGCGACCGTCATCGTGACAGCCTTGATGGCGTCTGGGTGCTGGCCCTGCGTCTGACAGATGTCGAACTCCTCCTCCGTGAGCCAGCGCATGGGCTTGAAGAACAGCTTGGGCGTGGCCGAACTGGTGTCGAACTTCAGGCGCGTCACGAACATGGCGGGGTCGTGGCCTTGAGCAGCCAACCAGCGTGCGTAGTCCTGCAGCGGGCGGTTCTCGCCGTCGCCTTTGCCGAAGATGGAGGTGGCCGCACACGACAGCTGCAGCACGTCGCCCTCGATGTCGTTGGCCAGAACCACAGCAAGACGCTGCGAGAAGCGGCAAGCGCGCGAGTCGCCCTGGCCGGAGCCTTTGATGTTCTGTGGGCACTTGGCGCAGGTCGTTGCCTGCGGCTGCTTGACGGACTTGTCGGGGGTATCCCCGTCGCCGGACCAGCAGTCGGGGGGCGCCGGGTTCTCGGCGTCGAACGTCTTGATGTAAAAGGTGCGCGTGATCTTGGGCGCTGCGTTGACGATGACCACGTCCAGATAGCGCTCCTCGATGGAGGCGACTTCCTTGCTGTCGCTGATCAGGCGGAACACACCGCCCTTGACCGAGATGCGCTTGCCTCCTCCGCCGCCGGTGCCCATGAGAGCCTTGGCGACAGGCGAGAGCTCTGCCTTGCGGGCGAAAGCGGGGACGTTTTCCTTGGGGTTGAAAATGGTGACTGCGTTCATGGGTTACTTTGCAGAAGGGCGCCTTACAGCAACGTCGTACTCCGTCTGCGACTGCAGGCCGGGAGGCACGACACCAGGGTTGTCGGACAGAAACTGTTCGACGTTTTTCTGAGCCAGGCGCTTCTCGAACAGGTCGAGGGCGTCGTGCTCACGAATGAAGTTCTTCATCGCGTCCCAGTCCTGCGCATAGTAGCGCGTCTTCTGAGACAGGATGACCGTACCCGCGTCGGTACGCGAGGATGTAGCGCCCATGGCCAGCAACTGGTCCTTCATGGCGCCCTTGACCTGGTCTTGCTGCTCCTTGAGCTGTTCGACCTCGGCCTCGTAAACACGTGTCAGCTCTTGCACGCGGTCGCGGATTTTGATGTAGACCTTGGCGAGCTTGTCCAAGGGTATCGGTTGGTCTGTCATGGAAGCTCCGTTGTTGGGTGTAAAAGATTTTACACGTTATTTTTCGTCTGTCAACGCCCGCGGCGAAAAATGTATGCATCCGAAGCGAGCGCCTGTCGAGGGGGTGTTACGCCCCCATCCCGTGCCCACGCCGTCAGTCGTGGTGTCGGCCCAAGGTTGCCCTAGGCGGGGCTCAACGCAAGAGCCCTTGTGCGCCACGGGGCCTCGTGCGGCGATCAGGTCGCGCGTCCAATAGCAGCAGTCTTCACAGTGTCCCATACGCACCTCACTCGAACTCAGAGTCAAACATGTCGGCCAGCAGTCTAGCGTCACTCACCCTTGCGTCCATGGCCTTGAACATCTTTTCTTCAATGGGGCTGCCCTGGATGTGGATGACGCGTACCTTGTCGCTGGTCTGCCCCTTTCGATCAGCGCGCGCAATAGCCTGCTCATACTGCTCCACGCTCATAAGGGGCCCGTAGAACACCACCGTGTCGGCAGCTGTGAGCGTGATGCCATGCGCCGCGGCTTGCGGCTGCATCACCAGGATGTCCAGCTCGTCTGTGTGCTGGAACTTGTTGATGATCTGGCCGCGCTTCGTCGGGTTCACATCACCGTGGATCATCTCAACGTTTCGACCCCGGGCACGCAAGTGCTCCGCCACCGAGTCGATCACACTGCGAAACAGCGCAAACACGATGACCTTACGATCGGTCTCCTCGAACACTTCGTCGAGCACGTGCAAGCGAGGGGAGCAGTCAAACACGACCGTCTCACCCATGTCGGTGTAGGCCGCCCCTGCGCTGATCTGCAACAGCTTGTTGACAACAGCTGCCTTGTTGACAGCACTGATGGTCTCCCCGCTCGCCTGCGCCAGCATCTGGTCCTTGATGAGGCGGTAGTATTTCGACTGCTGTGGCGTCAGCGCCACTGTCCGCGTCTCCTTCATCACAGGGGGAAGGTCAAGGCAGTCTTTCTTGGCAAAACGAATCGCTGGTTGCAGCGCTTCATACACCGTGTCCTTGGCGTTGGCTTTCGGAGCCCACTTGAACTGCGTGATCTTGTTCATTACCTTGTCACGCCAGGAGCCGAAGTAGGGCGGCACGCCCTTGGGGTTCACCAGCTTGGCCAGGCCGTACGCGTCAAGAGGCGACTGTGCAGCAGGGGTGCCCGTCATCATCCACAACCAGGTCTCAGGGCGCAGGATGCTGTGCAGTGTCTTCCAACGACGCGTGGTGGCTGTCTTGTACGCCGACGCCTCGTCGACGATGACCAGGTCAAAGGTTCCATTGGCGCGCACCTCCTGCGCCACCAGGGGAAGCCCGTCGTAATTCATGATGACGAACTCGTAGTCGCCCTGTATCAGCTCGATGCGCCGAGACGCCTTGGCATGGTGTGCCACCACCGCTGTGCGGTGCACGACGCTGCTTGTTATGTCATTCATCCACGCAGAGTGCATGATGGACATAGGGCACAGCACTAGCACGCGACGCACGCGCTTTGTGCGCATGAGGTAGTCGGCGGCCCACAGCGCACTCATTGTCTTGCCTGTGTTGCCGGAAGCGAAAACACACCCGTTGCGACGGAACACCAAAAACGTACTGGGCACAGTGAAGCAGTATTTGAAACCGTCCGTAGAAGCC